AAATACAAGGTACGGGATACGAAGCCGAATTAAAAAGAGCCCAACAAGAACAACAACCAGATAAAGTATCTACAGATCAAACTATAGATGTGTTTTTATCTGTAACTATATCATTTAATGATACATCAGTATTTAGTACAATAGATTCAGAAAACGATTTATTAAAATTAGCTAACGCTCCTAAGAATACTCAAGCAATATCTAATCAAAATCAAACAGAATCTGTAAATGTATCACAACAACCACAGCCAGAATCAATATCAAATCAAATAAAGTCTGAATTGAATTATCAATCTACTTTAGAAATGATGTTAAAAACTATACAAGTTCATGCATTAAATAAAGCAATAAATAAAACAGGAAAAAAAGATTTAGAAATAGGAAGGACGGTCTATCAATTAGATATGACAGATACTAAAGACGCTCCTGGAGGTAAACCATTTTTAAATCAATTATTTTCTACTGGAGTTTTTTCTGATATTATATCAAGGTTAGTTAATAATGATATAAAAGATGATGAAACTTTTTTTAATGTATATTCATCAAGAGGATTCTCAACTAGTTTATTAGCAAATAAAGAAAGCTTATCTGATATACCAAGAGTTAATTTTAAAGAATTATTAAAAGCTTATGTAATTCCGTATCAAGTTAATCAGGAGATTATAAAAGGAACAAGTACAAATCACCCTGTTTATATATCTTTAGGACTTTTATTAATGATATTAAATCATTCTTGTACTATATATGATGTAAAAAATTCAAAAGATTCAAAAAATCAAACTCCTTTAATTTACATAGATTTTAATCCAGAATTAAATTTTTGTTTAACTAATGGATCTCATTTAAGTACTAATCCTTGGGTTTCTTTAATTCCTATTGAAGGGGGTTTTGAAGATTATAAAAAATTATTTAGTGCAGATATTTTAGACAAAGACAAAGATGGGACTATTTTAAATAGAATAGGACCAGTAAGTGGTAGTAAAGAAACTATTCCTCTATTTAATCCAGCAGAGGAAGACTACATAAGTTATTATTTACCTAAATTAAAAGGTTCAAATAATGATAATAGTTCAAACATATATAGGGGCAGAGTAATGAATATACTTGTAAGTATAGATCATTTAGTAAAACTAGCTCATGATTATAGCTATAAAGATGGTACAAACAGTGTTTATTTAAAAACATTTTTAGAACAACTATTATCAGATATAAATAAAAGCTTAGGTAATTTTAATATATTAAGATTATCATATAATGATCAAGCAAATACTTTTCAAATAGTAGATGATCAATTAGTGCCATCATTATCCAAAGAAGAGCAATTATCTCCTACTCTGGATAATAGAACAGAAATACCTTTAGTTGGTAAATATTCAATTGGAAAAAGTATAGAAATAAAATCTGAAATAAGTAGTAAGCTTTCTAGCATGATAGCTATTTCCTCAAATTCAGAGTATAAAGATAAAGCTTCATTGTCCATAAATGCAGATCCTTTTGGATATGTTAATACTAGATATTTAGATAGATACATACCAAATAAACAAGACATTATTGAAGATATAAAAAAATCAAATAATGATACTATAAAAAGAGCCGCAGCTCAATTTAATTCTGCTATAACAGATTTTTATAGTAAAATAAATCCTGCTGAGACAAGTGTAGCAAACGCTACAAACTATTATATGGAAAAATTATCGGGGATAAAAAATGAAGATTTTGCTACTAGAGCAGCCGCAATGATCCCGGTTTCTGTAAATTTTACCACAGACGGAGTATCTGGTATGGCAATGGGACAATCTTTTACTATATCTGATAAATTACTTCCATACACATATACAAATAGAAGTATACCTGGTGTACCAAATAAGAGGTTTGTTAATATGGGATTCATTGTAGTGGGAGTTTCTCATAGAATAGAAAGCAATAGGTGGGATACAGCTATTAAAGCTAGTATGATTTTTCTTAAAGATAAAACTGATTTTGATGGCAATCCTGTTAGGACTAATTTTGTAGAAGGTAAACAACTTGGAGTAAATTCTGCCAATCAACTTTCTTCTTATCCTACTTCTATAAGTCCTGCAAATGTTAATATACCTGCTGGGGATGCTAGAAAAAATTTAGTAGACGCTGTAAATAAATCAACAGGAACAACAGGAACTAAAATGATGGCATTAGCACACGCACTTATGGAAGGTTATTATCCAAATAGTAAAGCATATTTAAATAATAATCCAGGAAATATAAGATCAGTTAAAGGTCCATTTGTACAATATGAAACACTTCAAGAGGGAGCTCAGGCACTTATAGACTATGTAAATAGAGCTGTTACTAAACAGAATAGAAATTATGTTAATGCAAATACTTTATTAGAATATATAAAAATATACGCACCAGAAGCCGATGCTAATGCACCACTTATTTATGTGTCTAATATATTAGGATATTTTAAAAAAATAGGAGTAAATAAATTTACAGCTGATAGCTTATTATCAGAAATAGCAAATTTTAATGAAAGTGTAAATCTTGTTTAATGTTAAGATATTACCCAACATACGCGACAATAAATAATTTAAATACAGGAGGAAGAGAATTCATTTTAGATGGCAAACCTTACTCTGGAAAATATTATAAAACTATAGATGGAGAGTTTTATTCAGGAGCCAGTCCTCAAGTAGGACCAAATAAAAAACTAACACCTGTAAACAATTATATATCAGCTCCGGAATTAAATAATATAGATTTACCTACAAATGTTAAAAAATTACTAGCAAATAAAACTGATGTAGTATCAAATAGAATACCTGGTAAACCTAATTTTTATTATCCAACTCCGACTCAAGAAGATTATAAAAAAGGGTATATAATAAGATATTTTACTAAAAAAGAAAATCAAAAAGGTAATATTATTGAAATATCTAGAGATGAATATAATAATATAGTAAATGGTACTACGGATTATGATATTAGATTATATCAAGTAATTACTATACTTTGGAAAATAACAGGTCCATTAAACAATAAAAGATTATCTCAATATAATATTATTCCTGGCATAATAGAAACGAATCAAAGATTGACAGAGTCTGCAAATAAAAATTTTTTAGGTATACTTGAATTTATAGCTGGAGACTATACAAAATTTGCTAAACCTACTATGTAAATTAATTATTGAATGTAGATATAATTTAATATATTTAAACCTAAATAAAGGTTATAATGTATTTTATTATAGAAGATAAAGAACAGTTAAGTAAATTAGAAGTATCTGATCAAGCATTTATACAAATTATTACTTCTAATGATTATTATCATCCAAAACTTACTAGGCCTAGTTTAATATATTATAATAATTCCAAAAAAGGATACATTTTTGTATTAAACCACTCAGAAGGATTTTCTTTAGATATTAAATTAGTAGAGTTATTTTTACATAAGCATAATAAAATTTATCTATTAGATAAAAAATTCCATTCTTATTTTTTAGATCTAGAAAATTTAATTGATGTACAATTTATTTGCTTAGATAAAAATAATGAATATAGTTCATTCGATTGCGGTACTCCAGTACATAGAGATTTTTATTTAAAATATCCTACTTTTCCAACAATAAATGAAGTAATTCCAATATCAAAGCATTATGAAAAATGCCAATGCCTTTATGAAATGGTAAAGGATTATTTTGAGTTGGAAATGGATATAGAATTACAAGACAAATTAGTATCTGCATATAAAAAAGTAGAAGAATCAGGAATACAAGTAGATCTTTCTTGTTTTAATGAAAAATTTCAATTTCAAAATAAAGAATATTCATTACTTGGAAATACTATATATTCTTATTATAATCTTTATAATTTAACAGCAAGACCAACAAACTCTTTTAATGGTATTAATTTTTTAGCTATACCTAAAGATACCGAGTTTAGAAAGTGTTTTTTACCAAAAAATGATTTTTTAGTAGAATTTGATTTTGATGCATATCATTTAAGATTAATATCAACTCTTATAGGATTTGATCCTCCTAAAGAGTCTATGCACAACTTCCTTGGGCGCTCGTATTTCAATACAGATGAACTCACCAATGATCAGTATAAGGAATCAAAAGCTATTACATTTAAACAGCTTTACGGAGGTGTAGAAAAACAATACGAGCATATAGAATTTTTTAATTCATTGAATAAATTTATAGATCAAGAATGGAAAAAATATAATGCGCACAAAGCTTTAGTATTGCCTACAGGAAGAATTCTTAAAAAACTACAAGGTATGAATAAATTAAAGCTTTTTAATTATATCATACAGAATCTTGAAACTAAAGAAAACATATACAAAATATTACAAATAAATAAATTACTTAATAATAAAAAGACAAACCTTATTTTAATTACCTATGATTCATTTTTATTTGATTTTTCACAATCAGATGGTAAACAATTATTAAAACAAATTAAAACTATATTAGAAGGATCAAATATGATAGTTAAGCATAAGTATGGAGTAAACTATGCTTTCTAACATATTATCAATATTTATTAACAGTAAATAAAAAGGTTATGGAAGAAATGAAATATGTAGAAATAACAGCAGAATCACTTATGAATAAACTTTTTTGTACTTTCTCTTCGAAAGACGGACTAGAGGATACTTTAAAAGAGATCAATAGGGAGTACACTATTTTATATAAAAAAATATTTGTATTAGCTTCCCCAGACTCTGAAGAGTACATGTGTACATACAATATTGAAATAGAAGGCGGGCAAACTAAAATACTCCCTAATACCATTCTTTTGCATAGGAAAAAAGACTCCAATACTCTATATACAATTAATGCTTTAAATACATTAATTAAGAAACTAAATAATGGAGTATTAGATGTAACGTATCCTATTAATTGGCAAGATTATAAGAATAGTGTACTTCTCACTCAAGGAGACGATCTTAAAAAATTAAATACAACTATACATAAAATAGTTGCTGTTTAACTTTAAAGATTTATTTTTTATTTCTTTTTTTCTTTTGTACATTTATAAAAACAGTTTCGTATGGACATTTCAGTCATTAAGTCAAGATTGTCGGCTCTACAAAATCCACGTGGAGGACAAAAGAAGGACCTATCCCAGACCATTTGGAGGCCTACCGTGGGTAAGCATTCGGTACGTATTGTACCTTCAATGTTTAATAAGCAGAACCCATTCAGAGAGGTTCTAATGCATTATGGAATCAATAACAGATCCATGATCAGTTTGTCTAATTTCAATGAAAAAGATCCTATTGTTGAATTTGCTCAAGGACTTCGTAAGTCTGGAGACAAAGAAAACTGGTCTTTGGCTAAAAAATTGGAACCAAAAATGCGTATCTTTGCTCCTGTCATTGTACGAGGCGAAGAAGACAAAGGTGTTCGACTTTGGGAATTTGGTAAGCAAGTTTACATGGATTTGTTAAGTATTGCTGAAGATGAAGATGTAGGAGATTATTCTGATCCTATTACTGGTAGGGACATTACAGTTGAAACTTCTGGTAAAGAAACAACTGGATTGATGTATAATACTTCTACAGTAAGGGTAAGGACTAAATCTACTCCTCTATCTGAAGATGCAGACAAAGTCAAATTGTGGCTTGAAACCCAACCAGATCCTTTGACTCAATTTAAAAGGTATTCTTATGATGAGATGAAAGAAGCACTGCTTAAGCATCTTAATCCAGAAGAAGATCTTAAAGAAGAAGCAGATTCAGTTGAATCTAAACCTCAAGGAGATCTACCCTGGGAAAAACCTGCTCAAGGAGCTTATACTTTGAGTACTACAAAACCAAGTATGGACTCGGCAATCGACGATCTATTTAATTTGGATTAAAAAAAAAGCCCTGACTTCGGTCAGGGTTTCTTAACTAAACAGTTTCGCAAATGGCAAAATCACTTAATAGCACAATATCCGGTGCCATCAAAGGTACCGTAGATCTAGAGAAATTTAAGAAAGGTAAAAACCTATCATCAGGAGTAGTATTTAAAGAGCAAAGGTGGATCCCACTATCTGCTGCATTTCAAGATACACTTCAAATACCAGGTATTCCTATTGGACATATTACATTGCTAAGAGGACATTCTGATACAGGTAAAACAACTGCACTACTTGAAGCTGCTGTTGCGTGTCAAAAAATGGGAATCCTTCCTGTGTTTATTATCACTGAGATGAAATGGGATTGGAATCATGCAAAAGCAATGGGTTTCCAATTTGAAGAAGTAGCTGATCCAGCAACAGGAGAAGTAGTTGATTATAACGGATTCTTTTTGTATATTGATAGAGAAAGACTAGAATGCGTAGAAGACGTAGGTGCTTTTATTGCTGATATTCTTGATGAACAAAAAAGAGGTACTCTTCCACATGATATTTGTTTCTTCTGGGATTCTGTAGGATCCATACCTTGTAGAATGAGTATAGAAAAATCTACAAATAATAATGAATGGAATGCAGGAGCAATGTCTCAAACATTTGGTAATTTCATTAATCAAAGAATTGTATTGTCAAGAAAGGCATCCCAACCTTATACTAATACTCTTGTAGCAGTTAATAAAGTTTGGGTAGCAAAACCTGATTCTCCAATGGGTCAACCTACATTGAATAACAAAGGTGGAAATACAATGTACTTTGATTCGTCTCTTGTTATTACATTTGGTAATATTTCTAGAGCTGGAACAAATAAAATCAAAGCTACAAAAAATGGTAAAGAAGTAGAGTTTGCAAAGAGAACCAGAATTAGTTGTGATAAAAACCACGTAACTGGAGTTACTGCTGTTAATAAAGTTATTATGACAGTGCATGGATTTATTCACGATGATAAAAAAGATCTTGATGAGTACAAAAAGAATCATTCTGATGAATGGACTAAGATCCTTGGGTCTGGTACATTTGATGTAGTAGAAGAAGAAACTGTGCTATCTCCTGATATTTTTGATACTGAAGATTAATGAATGAAGAGCAAAAAAAGATATTCGACTCTTTAAAAGAACAAAAAGAGGAATTATCTGTAAATAGTAGAGTTTTAATTATTGATTCACTCAACACATTTTTAAGAGCATTTACTGCAATTGGATGGGTTGATAAGGATCTGATGCACATAGGGGGTATGACTGGTTTTTTACGTTCATTAGCGTACGCTATTAAGCTAGTCAGACCCACTAGGGTCATCTTAGTATTTGATGGACAAGGAGGTTCAACAAATAAAAGATACATTTATCCAGAATATAAAGCAAATAGAGGATTAACCAGAGTTACAAATTGGGATTCTTTTGAATCTCAACAAGAAGAATCTGATGCTATTACAAATCAGATAATTAGATTAATTCACTATTTGAAGCAATTACCAGTTGATCTACTTTCAATAGATAAAATTGAAGCAGACGATGTAATAGGATATATAACTGGTAAAATAGATGGAGAAGTAACTATTATGTCTAGTGATAGGGATTATCTACAATTAGTTTCAGATAGAGTCACTGTATATTCTCCTACTAAAAAGAAGTTTTACGATAGAGATATGGTACTTACAGAATATGGTGTAACTCCTAAAAATTTCTTAACTCAAAAAATATTATTAGGAGATTCTGGTGATAATGTACCTGGAGTAAAAGGACTTGGATCTAAAACTATGTTAAAGCATTTCCCGGAGTTAGGATCTGAAAATGAAATTACTTTAGATAATATTCTTGAAAGATGTAATGGAAAAGCTAAGATACTAGAATTAATTAAGAACTATGAATATCAATTAAGAATTAATAAAAAGTTGATGGATCTTAAAGAACCTAATATCCCTGATGAAGCAATAGAAGAAATAGAAAGTGTCTTACTAAATCCTTTTAAAGAGTTTAATTCACAAAAATTTCTTACATTGTATCATGATGATGAATTAGGCAATTCAATTCCTAATGTCAGTATGTGGCTATGGAATCATTTTAATGAATTACAAAAATATAAGTAGACATGATGTTAGAATTCCAAAATCCTATACCAGTTGTAGTAGAAGGAAATAAAGACGGATATGCTATATATGTAACTAATTCAGGACAATTTGAAAATGATGTATGGTGTATAGTTTTATGTGATGGAGGAATTGTAAGACATTATAGATCTGATCAAATTTTAATTCATGCTAATCAAACATTTGATATAAATAAAAATAAATAAGTTATGGCATCATTGAATCAATTGAATCAATACGGACAGGGTTTTCAAATTAAGGTATTGTCAAGTTTGTTAAGACACAAAGAGTTTTTACAAAATATTAACGATATCCTAGATACTGAAATGTTTGATAATCCAGCTCATAAATGGATTGTTGGTGAAATATTAAGATATTATTACAAGTATCATACTACACCGTCACTTGATTCTCTTCAAGTAGAAGTTAGAAAGATAGAAAATGAAGTATTAAAAGTAAGTGTTGTAGAACAACTTAAAGAAGCTTATAAATCAGCTAATGAAGATAGGGAATATGTAGAGCAAGAATTTAGTGCATTTTGTAAAAATCAACAAATTAAAAAAGCAATCCTTAATTCAGTTACATTACTTGAAAAAGGTCAATATGATGATATCAAGTATATGATGGATCAAGCGTTGAAAGCTGGTCAAGATAAGTCTATAGGACATGAATATGAAAAAGATATTGAAACAAGATATCGAGAAGAAGAAAGATCAGCAGTTCCTACAGCTTGGCCACATGTAAATGAATTATTGATGGGAGGTCTTGGTTGTGGTGATCTTGGAATTATTTTTGGAAATCCTGGAGGTGGTAAATCCTGGATGCTAGTAAATATAGGTGCAATGGCAGTACAACGAGGTTTTACAGTTTGTCATTATACACTAGAGCTTTCTGAATATTATGTTGGTAAACGTTACGATGCTTTGTTTACAGGTATTGATGTACAGAACGTGCAAAAAAATAGACAGGCTATTGAAGAAGCAGTGAATAAGCTTAAAGGAAAGTTGATTATTAAAGAATTCCCAATGGGGAAAGCAACTACACATTCAATTGAATCTCATATACAAAAGTGTAGAGATCTAGGATATCCACCAGATCTTGTAATTATTGACTATGTAGATTTGCTAAAGTCAAAAACAAAATCTATTGATCCTAAAGATGCTATTGATGATGTTTATACTGCAACTAAAGGAATGGCTAGGGAACTAAAAGTTCCTATCTGGACAGTATCACAAGTAAATAGGGCAGGTGCAAAAGATGATGTAATTGAAGGAGATAAAGCAGCAGGATCATATAATAAAATGATGATTGCAGATTTTGCCATGTCACTGTCTAGAAAACGTCAAGATAAAGTAAATGGAACAGGTCGTATTCATATCATGAAAAACAGATATGGTATGGATGGTATGACATATTCTGCTAAAATTAGTACTAATACAGGAGATATTGATATTAGTCCTGATAGTATGGATGATGATGAATTAAATTTTGAAGGATCATCACCGGCAAGTGGATCTAACAAACCTTTTAATTCTGGTTTAGATAAAGATGAGAAAGCTTATTTGGCTAATAAATTTTTTGAGTTGGGAATGTAAATTATTTGAAATAGGTATATTTATTAGAGAAAACATAAAGAGATGAATTTTTTAATTGACTTATTTAAAAAAGCACCAAAAGGCGATGCCTTTAGAAGACCTGAAAATCTTGATAAGTATGCCGATAAAATTGCGCAGCTTAATTCAGTTGGTGCAAACCAATATAATAAAATTACTACTAACACTATAAACAAAATACAAAAGACGACAGCTGAATTAACGCAGACTACGTCTAAGGGTAGTGTTTTACCTAAGTAATTAATCTCAACTAAATATTGAAATTAAGGTTCCGGAGGTGGCTAGAAGGCTTAAAAATATTCTAGAGGCTATCCTATTTTTTAAAAACTGTAATAGATTTATATAAATAGTTATTTTATGAGCAAATTATTTACAAAAAGAATTAATATTCTGCCTTACGATTATCCTTCTCTATTACAGTATAAAGATGCTATTAGGCATTCTTATTGGATAGATACTGAATATAATTTCACAACAGACGTTAATGACTTTATGGTTAATGTAAATGACTCTGAAAGAGAAGTCATTAAAAGAGCTATGCTTGCAATTGCTCAAATTGAAGTTAATGTAAAGACTTTTTGGGCAGACATGTATAAAAGAATGCCTATAACAGAGATTGGTGATGTTGGAATGACATTTGCAGAATCTGAGGTTAGGCATAAAGATGCGTATGCTAGACTATTGAGAATATTAGGTTTAGAAGATGAATTTAAAACAGTAGTAGAAATTCCTGCAATTAAAGATCGGATTAAATATTTAGCAAAGTATTTAGACGGAACTAGAAGTGAAGATAATAAAATGTATACTAAGTCTGTACTTTTATTTTCTCTATTCATAGAGCATGTATCGTTGTTCTCCCAGTTTCTTATTATGATGTCTTTTAATAAAGAAAAGAATTTATTTAAAGGAATATCAAATGTAGTTGAAGCAACTTCTAAAGAAGAAGACATTCATGGAAACTTTGGTGCTGAAATTATTAATATCATTAAACAAGAGAATCCTGATTGGTTTGACAAAGATTTTGAAAAACTAATTGATTCAGCCTGCAAAAAAGCGTATAAAGCAGAATGTAAAATCCTTGATTGGATCTTTGAAAACGGAGAATTAGAATTTCTTAGTAAACATACTATACAGCATTTCATAATGAATAGATTTAATAACTCTCTTAATAAGATTGGTATGAAACCTATTTTTGAAATCGATATTGAAGAAGTTAACAAAACAAAGTGGTTTGAAATAGAAACTACGTCTACTAAAGAAGGAGACTTTTTCTATAAAAAACAAATTGACTATTCTAAAAAACAAAAAGCTATTACTGAAGACGATTTATTTTAATTTTATGGAATATAAAGACTATTATTGGTTGAATGAAGAAGCTAGGACATTTTTGTCTAGAGGTTATATATCTGAATCCGCAGAAGATAGAATTAAAGAAATTGCTATCACTGCAGAAAAATATTTAGGCAAAGAAGGATTTGCACAGAAGTTTGAAAACTATATGGCAAAAGGTTATTATAGTTTGGCTACTCCTGTTTGGATTAATTTTGGTAAAAATAAAGGACTTCCAATATCTTGTTATGGATCTAATATTGATGATTCATTAGACAGTATACTTAATGCATCTAGAGAAATTGGATTGATGTCAAAATATGGAGGAGGAACTTCTGCGTATCTAGGAAATATCAGACCTAGAGGAACAGATATTTCAACAGGTGGTAAAGCCGATGGACCTGTGCACTATGCAAGAATGTACGATACTACAATCGATGTTTGTAAACAAAGTGAAGCTAGAAGAGGTGCATGTGCAGTTTATCTTCCTATTGAGCATCAAGATATTAATGAATTTTTAGATATCGGTACAGAAGGAAATCCTATTCAAAATCTTCAGTATGGAATAACTGTTACTGATCAATGGCTAAATGAAATGAAAGCAGGCGATGCTGCTAAGAGGAAAATATGGGCAAAAGTTATTCAAAGAAGGAGTGAGTTTGGTTTTCCTTACATTATGTTTAAAAACAATTCAAATAATAATAGTCCATATAAAGATCTTGGTCTTGAAATTAATGCGTCTAATTTGTGTAGTGAAATTCAACTTCCTACAAATAGCCAAGAATCTTTTGTTTGTTGTATAGGATCAATAAACATTCTACATTGGGAAGAAATAGAAAATACAGATGCAATTGAAGTATACACAGAATTTCTTAATGCTGTAATGGATGAGTTTATTATTAAGGCTAAAGAATTAGCCGGAATGAAAAGAGCTTGGAGATTTGCTTCTAATCATAGAGCAATTGGAGTTGGAGTATTAGGTTACCACTCTTTTTTACAAGCTAAGCTAATTCCGTTTGAATCTTTGCAAGCTAAGCAATATAATAATAAAATATTCAGGATTCTAAAAGAAAGGACAGAAAAGGCATCAAAAGAACTATATCAATCAAATCCAGAAAAGTATAAGTGTATTAGACCAGAATTTGCAAATTCAACATTAGTTGCTATTGCACCTACTAAATCTTCTTCATTTATTCTAGGTCAAGTTAGTATGGGAATTGAGCCTATTAAATCTAATTACTTTATTAAAGATCTAGCAAAAATAAAAACAGTATATAAAAATCCATATTTGACTGAGGAGCTTGAAAAATATGGTTTGAATAATGAAGAAACTTGGGATAGTATCTTGAAAAAGGATGGATCTGTACAGCATCTAGATTTTCCTACTAAAGAAGTATTTAAGACGTTTTTAGAAATAACTCCTAAAGAAATTATTCTACAAGGAGCTACTAGGCAAAAATATATTGATCAATCCCAGAGTCTTAATTTAATGATCCATCCATCTATATCTGCAAAAGATATTAATCAACTATATCTATATGCTCATGAAGAAGGGATAAAGACTTTGTATTATCAATTTTCTCAAAACTCAGCACAAGCATTTGCTAGAAATATTTTAGAGTGTGTAAATTGTGAAGCATAAATGGATAGAACTTGGATTGAAAATGTACACTATTATTTAGAAAATGGAAGAGTGGTATTTACTACTCTTTTCCATTTAAATAGAGGAGAGTGTTGCGGAAAAGAGTGTCGTCATTGTCCTTATGATCCTAAATATAGAAAGGGTACTAAAAAGATAAAAGAAAAAGAATCAGAAGATTGATTTATATTTAATTAAAATACAGTTATGGAAATAACAATTACAGAACAATACATTTATCTAATAGTTACTTTAGTTTTAATGTTGATACAAGTACTTCAAATATTTAGTATTAGAAGACTTAGAAAAGAAGTAGAAGATTTGTGGCAACAAATTAGTATTCTTGTATTAACAACAGGTAATACTATTCAAAAACTAGAAAAGAAAATAGATGAAAAACAAGACGTTAAAAAATAAATCTGTTGGACTAGGAGATACCATAGCTAAAATTACTCATGCTACTAAATTAGATATTTTAGCAGATAAAATAGCTAAACTATTTGGTAAAGAAGATTGTGGATGCAATAGACGTAGAGAAAAACTGAATAATCTAATACCGTACGATAAAAATAAATAATAGTTATGAATAAAAGTTATGTTACAGTAAATTCAATAGAGACTCTTAAAGATCTTATTGATCATATAAAGTCTTCTG